CCGGGGTCCGCCTGCTGAAGAACTTTCAGCGCTGGGCCAAGGATCAAGGTGCGTCGGAGGTGTCGATGGGGGTATCGACGGACGTTCACAAGGACAAGACCGGCAAGCTGTTCAAGAAACTGGGCTACAAACACGTGGGCGGGCTTTACAAGCTCGGGCTATAATGGACGCAGAGGCTCTCAAACACCTGCCGGAGGACGTCCTCAAGGAAGTCCTTGAGCTGACGGAGGCGAAAGCCAAGCTCGAGATCCGTGAGCAGGCTTCCGAGCACTTTATGCCATTTGTGCATCACGTCTACGACAACTTCATCGAGGGCCAGCACCACCGAATTTTGGCGGAAAAGTTCGAAAGGGTTGCAAAAGGAGAATTAAAACGTTTAGCAATCTCTATTCCTCCACGACACGGAAAAAGCGAACTTGGCAGTTACCTTCTGCCTTCATGGTTGCTGGGACGAGACCCAAAACTCAAAATCATTCAGGCTACCCACAACACGGAGTTGGCTACGCGATTTGGCCGAAAGGTCCGAGACCTCATTGACTCGGAAGAGTACAGGGAGGTGTTTCCAAGCACCGTCCTCAAGGAGGACAATAAGGGCGCCGGCCGCTGGGGCACAACGCAGGGCGCCGAGTTTTTCGCGGCCGGTGTAGGTGCAGCCATGACAGGACGCGGCGCCGACCTTTTGATTATCGATGACCCCCACTCCGAGCAGGACGCCCTTTCGGAAACGGCGTTTGAACATGCATACGAGTGGTATACATCTGGTCCTCGCCAGCGTCTGCAGCCCGGCGGAGCCATTATTATCATCGCCACACGCTGGGGCAAAAAAGACCTGATTGGGCGGGTTCTCGCACAGCAAGACAATGATCCGCTGTCGGACAAGTGGGAGGTGGTTAACATGCCCGCCCTCTTACCTTCTGACGAGCCGCTGTGGCCAGAGTTCTGGACAAAAGACGCTCTGCTGTCCATTAAATCCTCACTGCCCGTCGGCAAGTGGTCTGCGCAGTGGCAACAACAGCCCACGAACGCGGAGTCCGCGATCGTCAAGCGTGAGTGGTGGAAGAGCTGGGAGAAGGACAAGATTCCCCCAGTCAAGTATATCCTGCAGGCTTACGACACCGCGTTCTCAAAAAAGGAGACAGCGGACTACTCGGCTATCACGACATGGGGCATCTTCGACGACGAAGAAACAGGTCGAGAGGCAATCATCCTTATGGACGCTCAACGCGGCAGGTGGAGCTTTCCGGAGCTCAAGGAAGTGGCCTTCGAGGAACACCAGTATTGGGAACCCGACATGGTGATTGTCGAAAAGAAAGCCACGGGCGGTCCGCTGATCGACGAAATGCGCAAGCGGGGGATCCCGGCGATTGGCTTCTCACCCGGCCGTCGGGCCGGCGGTGGCGGTGTCGATAAAACAACCCGTATGCATTTGGTTTCACCTTTGTTTGAATCTGGTGTAGTATGGGCGCCAACGGAAAAGAAGTTTGCCGACGAGGTCATCGAAGAGGTGGCCTCGTTCCCTAACGGGGAACACGACGACTTTGTGGATAGCATGACGCTTGCCCTGATGAGGTTTAGACAAGGCGGCTTGATTGCTATACAAGACGATGATGACGACGAGGAAGACTTCATTCCTCGGAAACGGGAGTACTACTAATGGCTTTGCCTCCGCGCTCAATGGGACCCATGGTCGATCAAGCGGCCGGCATGGACGAGGTTGATCCGAACCTCGCTCTGGAAGAAGTCCCGGTAGACACTCCGCCCGACTTCTCCGGCGGTGCAGAGGTGATCGAAGGGGAAGATGGCAGTGCCATCTTGCAGGCCCTGATCCAAGAAGCGGAAGCCTCGGGCATGGCCGCGGAGCTGATTCCCCACGACGCAAACCTCGCTGAGTTTTTGGAAGACGACACCTTGGGCGCCCTCGCCACTGAGCTGGTCGGCAACTACGAAGAAGACCTCCAGTCGCGGAGCGAGTGGGAAGAAGCTTACGTGAAGGGCTTGGACTTGCTGGGCGTTAAGCACGAAGAGCGGGACAACCCGTTTGAAGGCGCCTCGGCCGTCACACACCCGCTGATTTCTGAGTCGGTTACCCAGTTCCAAGCTCAGGCTTACAAGGAACTGCTGCCGTCGGGTGGCCCAGTCAAGACCCGCATCATTGGCGCACAGACCCCGGAAACCGAGGACCAAGCTGAGCGGGTCAAGCACCACATGAACTACCTGATCACCGAGCAGATGGAGGAGTACGATCCGGAAACGGATCAGATGCTCTTCTACCTGCCACTGTCGGGTTCGACGTTCAAGAAGACCTATTTCGATCCGCTGCTGCAGCGCCCCGTTTCCAACTTCGTGCAGGCTCAGGACATTGTCGTTCCTTATAGCGCCACGGACCTTCGGACCGCGCCGCGCATCACCCACGTCCTGAAAATGACGGACAACGAGATCCGCAAGTATCAGGCGCTGGGCGTTTACGTTGACGTGGACCTCGGTCCGAGCTCCGGGGTCAACCCGGATGACGTCACAGATAAAACGGACGAGCTGGAAGGGGTTTCATCCAGCGGTTACACCGACGAGACTCGCACGCTGCTGGAGGTTCATGCCGAACTAGACCTCGACGGCTTTGAGGATGTTGGGGCGGACGGTGAACCAAGCGGCATCAAGCTGCCGTATATCGTCACCGTCGACCAAGACAGCAACACGATCCTCTCTATCCGCCGGAACTTCCGCGAAGACGACCCGCTCAAAAAGCCGGTCCCGTACTTCACCCACTACAAATTCCTGCCGGGCCTCGGCTTCTACGGCTTCGGCCTGCTGCACATGATTGGTGGTATCGGCAAAGCTGCGACCAGCATCCTGCGGCAGCTGATCGACGCGGGCACCCTGTCTAACCTGCCGGGCGGGTTTAAGGCCCGCGGCGTGCGGGTCCGCAACAGCGACGAGCCCATCCAGCCGGGTGAGTGGCGAGACATGGATGCCCCCGGTGGCGTGCTGCGCGATTCGATCATGCCCCTGCCGTACAAAGAGCCGTCGGCCACGCTGGCCAACCTGCTTGGCGCTTTGATTGACGCCGGCCGTCGGTTTGTGTCGATCGCCGATCAGCAGGTCAGTAACATGAGCCAAGAGATGCCGGTTGGCACCACGGTGGCCATGTTGGAGCGCGGCATGAAGGTCATGTCCGCTATCCACAAGCGCCTGCACTATGCGCAGAAGCAGGAGTTCCGCATCCTTGCCCGCATCGTGGCAGAGGAAACTATGCCCGCCTACCCGTATACGGTGGAGGGCGGGCAGCCCAACATTAAGGCGTCGGACTTTGACGGTCGGATTGACATCATTCCGGTCAGCGACCCAAACATCTTTTCGATGGCACAGCGGGTGGCTCTGGCACAGGAACAGCTCAAGCTGGCGCAGACCAATCCGCAGATGCACAACCTGCACGCTGCCTACAAACGGATGTATCAAGCCCTTGAGGTGCAGAACATCGACGAAGTGTTGCCGCCGCCGCCGCAACCGCAGCCGGTGGACCCGGCCATGGAAAACAGCGCACTGCTGATGGGCCAGCCGGCACAGGCGTTCCCGCAACAGAACCACGACGCCCACATCCGGGCGCACGTTGCGATGCTGCAGATGCCGCTGGTACAGGAAAACCCGCAAGCGCTTGCCATCTTCTACGCGCATGTTCAGCAGCATATCAGCTTCGAGGCGCAGCGAATGGCTCAGCAGCAGATCCAAGAGTCGATGCAGCAAGTTCAAACGCTGGCCGGCGTCGGCGCGGTCGACCCCAACGTCGCATCTGAGCAGCTAATGAAGACGCAGGCCGCGGCCCAAGACCCGAACGAGTATGCCAGCTACGTCGCCTTGATCCAACAGCAGCTGCTGGATCGCTACCTGCCGTCCATGCGTCCGCCGGAGCCTGACCCGATGGCCGACCCGCTGGTGCAAATCCGCCAACAGGAACTGCAGACCAAACAGCAGGAAAACATGACGGACGCCCAGATCGACCAGCAAAAGCTGGAGATCGAGCGGCAGAAGCTGGAGCAGAAGGCCGCGGCCGAGGCTGCACGGATCGAGCTGCAAGAAGAGATTGCGGACGAGCGCAACGAGGTAAACCGCGAGCGGATTGCCGTGCAGGCCGCCGCCATGCAAGGCCGGAACCAAGGGGATTGATATGCCGCTGAAGGAAGGTTCGTCGCAGAAGGTTATCTCTGAGAACATCAGCACAGAGATGAAAGCCGGAAAGCCCCAAGACCAAGCAATCGCTATTGCTTTGAGCAAAGCCGGAAAGCAAGAGAAGGCTGCCGGCGGCACCGTAAAAGCGTTCAGCCCCATCGCCCGCCCGCAGAAATTCAGCGGCATCTACTAAGGAGACCACACCATGGCCAAACGACCCCGCCCCCGTCCCGTTGACACGGACCTGACACCCATGTCGGAAGCCGATGATCAAATGCACATGCGGGACAAGCCCACCAAACGTGCGCCCAAGAAGAGCATGCGTCCTCGTCTGCGTCCGGAAGACGTTAGCCCGTCTGCCGAGGCGGATGATCAGATGCACGTGCAGAACTACCGCAGCGGCGGCATGGTGCGCGGCAAGAAGTTCAGCGGCACTTACTGAGGAGCAATCCAATGCCCACGATTCAAATCAGCATCCTGCCCGACCTGACCCCCGTGGACGAGTATGACGACGACAGCTGTCCGCTGGCGACCCGCGACTCGGAGGTCAACGAAGAGAACAAGGAAGAGGCGGTCGAGACTGCCAAC